GGCGAGCAGATGATTGACTACAGAAAACTTGGGCCAGACTCAAGGTTTGTGTGGGGTAATAAACTCAAGACTTACAGATGGTTGCGTGCAAATGTTAAACCATTGTATGATGATGCCATGCAAGCGATTGCAGATCACAAGGGCCGAGAGTTAGACTTGCAACTGATGGATATATTCCTGCGAGTCGAGGGCCTTGGGTTAGCTAAGGCAGGCTTTTGTTGCCAACTGTTTGCTGGTAGAGTAGGATGTATCGACGTTCACAATCTCCGGCGGCTTTCGATACCTGAGTCTGTGCTGACATTCAGTAAGAAAGTGCAGCCAGCGACTAGGCATAAAAAGATTGTGGCTTATGTGGACGCATGCCGCCAGCGTAGGTGCTCATGGCTCTGGGATAGCTGGTGCGATCTAATCGCCAAGAAGCAGCCCAAGCACTGGGTTGACGGCGAGCAAGTGTCTCAGGTACACTATGACTATCTAGCGGCAAGGTAATCCCTAGCCACCTGAGTATGTGGATAAACTGCTCACCCATAAGAATTTACAATTGTAAAAAAACGAGGATAGATAATGAACTTTCATAATGTAAAAAAAGTAACGATGACTGAGCGTAGGCTTGACGATGGCACTACTTGGACTAATCTTAAGATCAGGCACGGCGCACACTTCGACGTTGACAGGGACGCTAGGCAGAGGATAGCTGAGCGCCTAGGCATAGACAGGAGGATTGTGCGTGAAGTAATACGTGATCTAAACTGGCATCGAGAGGGTGACATAGTAGAGGAGATTACATTCTTTCATGATGATGATGGGTTCAAATTTCAAATAGGCGAGGATGACTAATGGACAGCGAAGAACTACAGCTAATAGACTACGACGAGTGCGACCACGAATGGGAACATCACCCAGCAGAATGGGAGCACCTGTCAGGCAGAGCAACAGTGATGCAGTATGCAGAATCATACTACTGTCACAAATGCGACACATGGGAGAGTGAGCTTGATTGACTCACTCAAAATTCACAAGTATAATACACAACATCAAAACCACTAGGAGAACTACAATGATCTATCGACTACGAGTAAACAAGCGCCGCTTTGGTTTGACTTCAGGCTCACACTACTTAGGTGTGCATCTGGGCAAGCGTAGCTGGTACTTCCCTCAGACCAAGAGGCTCAAGTCCATGACCGTGGAGGACGTAGCTGGGCTACAGACTGTCGTCACTACGTACTACAAAAAAATTACAATTGTAAATAAATAGGAGAAAGCAAATGCAATTCTACAAGGTAAACAAATCAGCAGCGCCCGAGCAACTACACTCACGAGGCAAAGGCAGTTGGAAACCGTTGTTGCAGAACATGCGAGAGGGAGAGTGGTTCTTGGTGGAAAAGACCAAGCGTGCTAATGTGCATAACGCAGCACATAAGTATTGCCGAGGGCGCTACAATCTCTACATGCATCCAAGCAAGAAAGATGTGTTCGTTTTCAAACTCAACAAAAATGCAGACTAGGAGCAAGTAATGAGTAACAGAACAAAGTTTGGCAAGAGCGTAGATGTATCAAGCCCATATGCCACATTCAAGAATCCAAAGGGTTGGGAGTGGCGTGTACTCAAGACATACCAGAGTGTAAAGAAGGAGCGCGACAATCCATATGCACGATGGTTTGTTGCAGCCAAGTCACCATTGACGTATGATAGCTGGGAGTACGGTGACACATACGTCCGAGAAGTCGAGCAGTATGGTCATCTGACTTCAGCAACTAATGAATGGTTAGAGGAATATCTTTATGAGTGATCTATACAGCGAAGAATTCTGGCAGTGGCTAGACAAGTGCCCAGTAAATCACAACGCCAGTGTCCATAATGTGGATATGTACGGCACCAGATTGGGCAGTGTTAACTTTTGGATTGAAGATGATGAGCAGGAGGAGGATTTAGCATGAGTGATTCATACAGCTACAATACCGACGTGACAGATCCTAATGAGCTAGACCCTATTGAGCGCATGTGTCGTGATCTGGTAGACTACCGCATCAACGTCATGCCAGTGAGCGAAATGCTGATCATCTGTGCAGACCACCTGATGCAGGACTTGGAGAACAGACCCTTATCTGAGGTACAGTCCATGCACGATCAGTTGTTTGCCGGTTCAGGAGAGGTACACTAATGCGATGCAGAGCATGTAATGTATTGCTTGAGGACTACGAGTCCAACAGGAAAGACAAAACTACTGGTGAGTTTCTTGATCTATGTGACCAATGCTTGCACACCAGTAATCAAACACTATTCGACATGACAGAGGAGGAAGACGGTACTATTTTGTACGATGTTGTTGACAACTGAGGCACACATCTGTATAATACTATAGTGTTAGACAGCATAAAGAAATTTACAATTGTAAAATCCTAACTGTCTATCACTATCATCAATCGGTAACAATAGGAGAACCAAATGCCGGTAATTGAAGGTAAAGCAAACTTTGTACACATCAAGAACACTGAGGAGTATCGTGGTAAAGACACTGGTGCTTACACTGTGTTGGTGACACTGAGTGAAACTGATGCCCAGACTTTTGAGAACATGGGTGTGCGTCTGAAACCCTACGGTGAACCACCTGAGCAGATCGTTCAGCGTAAGTTCAAGAGCAACTACCCTGTGAAGATCATTGACAGTAAAGGTGTGGACATACGTGCTGTGTCTGAGTTCATCCTTGAGCAGCAGGCTGAAGATAACTTAGATGAGGAAGCAGCCATTGCAGCAGCAGTGAGCGAGTATGGACAGCCCGCTGTGGATCTTGCCCTAGCTGACGAGATACCTAGTGGCGTGTTCCGTGTCTCATTTAAGTATGGGCCTTCGCACCCTGTGTATGGTGTGCCTGTCTACATGGACGGTATTCGCATACTGGAAGCAGAAGGAGTAGTAGGTGTCGATCCAGCACTCTAAGTTTGTGAGTCATGAGTCATGCAATTCGTGTGGCTCCTCTGACGCTAAGGCTATGTACGAGGACGGGAGTAGCTATTGCTTCTCCTGCCGTGAATTTAGTAAGGGTGGCAGCAGTGTCACCTCTACTAAACCAACTGAACTAAGGAGGAAGTTAGACTTGACAGGAGTAGTAGCTGACATCTCTGACAGGAGTATTACCAAAGCCACTTGCGCTAAGTACGGAGTGACGGTGGAGTACGACTCATCAGGTAAGATAGCAAAGCACATCTATCCCTACTACGCCTGTGATACTGACGAGGTGAAAGGCACCAAGGTAAGACTGGTACAGAACAAAGACTTCTTTGCTACTGGTAGTACCGAGGGTGTTGGTTTGTTTGGACAGCAAACATGTAGAGGTAGTGGTAAGTTCTTAACAATCACAGAAGGAGAAGTGGACTGCCTGTCAGTAGCAGAGATGTTCGACAGGAGATACGATGTAGTGTCCTTGAGATCTGGTGCCTCATCAGCAGCCAAGGAAATCAAAGAGCAGCTAGAGTGGCTGGAGGGGTATGACAATGTAGTACTGTGCTTCGATAACGACAAGGCTGGTAAGCAAGCCATTGCAGATGTGAAGGATCTGTTCAGCCCTAATAAGCTAAAGATCGTTAGGCTCCCACTCAAGGATGCCAATGAAATGCTACAGGCTAGACGGGTCAAGGACTTTGTGTCTGCATGGTGGGACGCTAAGGTCTATCAACCTGATGGTATTGTTTCAGGCAATGAGACATGGGATGCCCTGACCAACAAGATCAAGGTTAAGTCTGTGCCATATCCTTGGCAAGGCTTGAACACTTACACTAAAGGCTTCCGACCATATGAGCTAGTCACAATAACGTCTGGCTCAGGTATGGGTAAGTCTCAGATAGTCAGGGAGCTAGAGTACTACCTACTAAACGCTACGGAGGACAACATTGGTATCCTAGCTTTAGAGGAGGACGTAGCCCGGACTGCACTAGGTGTAATGTCAGTAGCAGCAGACTGTCCCTTGCACTTGGAGGAAGACCTAGACCCTGACGTTGCATTCCCCTTCTGGGAGCAGACGATGGGGACAGGACGGTACTATCTGTTCGACCACTGGGGTAGCACAAGCGAAGATAATCTGTTGGCTCGCGTCCGCTACATGGCGAAAGCGTTAGACTGCAAGTGGATTATCCTTGACCACCTGTCCATCGTTGTATCAGCGCAGGACAATGGTGACGAGCGTAAGGCTATCGACGCTATCATGACCAAGCTAAGGTCACTGGTACAGGAGTTAGGCGTAGGTCTGTTTCTTGTGTCACACCTTAAGCGTACTCAAGGCAAGCCACATGAAGACGGTGGGCAGATAAGTCTAAGTGAACTACGTGGATCACAGGCTATCGCACAGCTATCTGACATGGTGATTGGTCTTGAGCGTGACCAGCAGAATGAGAACGAGGAGAAACGCAATACAACTACAGTGCGTATCCTTAAGAATCGTTATGCTGGATTGACTGGTGCTTGTTGCTACCTGAAGTACGACAAGATCACAGGCAGGATGCGTGAGGTGCCCAAGCCACAGCAAGAGGATAAGGCTAATGCACTCTAATCTATTCCTAGACATAGAGACTAATGGTCTTGATCCTGACACCATCTGGGTAGTAGTAACTATGCAGGATGGTAAGGTTCAGGAGCACTATGACAGGGACAGTCTAGCCAAAGCATTGGACGGCGACTTCCCGGTGGTGGGACATAACCTGATAGGCTTTGACTTGCCGGTGCTGGATAAACTGTGGGGAATCCACGTGAGCAAGGACAGGGTGTTGGATACCTTGGTACTATCACGTCTTGCTAATCCACAGCGTGAGGGTGGACACAGGCTGGCTAACTTTGGTGGCAAAGGTGACCATGATGATTGGACTTGCCTGTCCCCTGAGATGGTAGAGTATTGCATCCAAGATGTACGTGTGACAGAGCAGGCATACAACAAGCTCAGGGTGGAGCTTATCAAGTTCAGTCAAGACTCCATTGACCTTGAGCATGAGGTGCAATGGATCATGCAGGAGCAGATAGGCAATGGCTGGCTCTTGGACATGCGGCATGCCGTGGACTTGTTAGCTACGCTTAAGGAACGTAAGCTAGCAGTAGAGGATGAAGTACATGAGGTGTTCAAGCCTAAGTGGGTTGACGTTAAACAGGTAGTGCCAAAGACCAAGAAGGATGGCAGCCTGTCTAAGGTTGGACTTACTGACGATGAATACCAGAAGGTGCTAGACTCAGGCGACATGTCTCCATTCATGCGTAAGATGCTTAAGCCATTTAACCTTGGGTCTCGACAACAGATAGGTGAGTACCTGATTGACTTTGGATGGAAGCCCTGCAAGCTAACACCCACAGGTCAGCCAATGGTAGATGAGTCAGTCCTGTCTACTGTCAAGGACATACCACAGGCAGCGTTGATAGCTGAGTACCTGATGTTACAAAAGCGTGTTGCTCAAGTGCAGTCATGGGTAGATGAAGCTAACCCAGACACAGATAGAGTGCATGGCTATGTGAATACCAATGGTGCTGTCACTGGTAGGATGACACACTCTAAACCTAACTTGGCTCAAGTACCTGCAAGCTACTCACCGTATGGCAAGGAATGC